GCCACCGCCTGCTTCTGAGGCCGGCCAGTATGCATCAACTCACTGATGTTGGAGCTGACCGTTTTCTTAGACTTACCTTTTTTGAGCGGCATAGGATCACCCCGGACTATATGTGACATTGATAGACTGACCCGTACCCGGCACGATAACTATGCCGTCTGTATACGCAAGACCAACCTTGTATACGCCGACACTTGTTTTATCAGTAGCGCATAGAGCGTTTGCGGCAGTTGCGCCGGCCACCGTATTTGCATTATTGATTAACCCATTTGCGGATCCTGCAACGACAATAGTATACGACACAAGATACCCAGCCCCAGCAACAATAAGAGTTCCTGTAGTAACCGTAGCAGACGTAATGATACCTTGCCCGCGCTGGTTGCTTTTAACCACGCTGTTAATGGCAATTACGCCATTCTTTTGAGCGGATAAAATATCGTCAAGGCTGGCCACGGTCAGAATTTCCCATCTTGTTGCAAACGATACCGAATATTGCCCAGACGCCACCAAGAGTCGATATCATTGCTCTCAAGGCGAATTGACACCAACCTACCACGAAACCGAGGCGTAATAAACGTAGTTGCCTGCGTCAGTGTAAACGGCCCGTATGCTGTGGGCGGGGTATTTGGATAGTCTGTGACATAGAATGTCAGCAGGACGTTAGCCCCCTGATTGGATGACCCGTAATAGCCCCACTTCATGTCGGGCCACACTTGATCAACAAACATTTTAATGTCCGCTTCCGACATGGTAAAATAACCAGTCTGGAAGTAGGACGTAAACGGAATAGGATTGCCAGCAGCATCTACCGCGTTAACTGAAGTTTCGTGTTGCAGAATGTAACTAGATGGGCTGCTCGTCAAAAGGCCCGCTCCAATAGGAGGCCCAAGAACGGACTCGTTGATCCATGCGCTTCTGCCCAGCGAACCGTAATCCCACTGTTGCAAAATAAAATTGTATTTGATGTATTGCGTGTTTTCCCCATTGCCACCCTTCACAGGGAAATACCAAGAGACCTCCCCAAACCGGGAATTAGCGGCAAATATGATTCGGTCCAGATTGTCCGTGTCCAAATCCTGAAACACGACATCCCACACAGGACACTGGATCGGCTGTGGGCCTGATCCGCTCATCATGAAGAACTGACTTTGCCCCATCCAATAAATGACGTTATTGACCGAACCAGCCGCCTTCCTGCCGATCAAACCGCAACCAGTGCCAAGCTCGTTGAATGAGTACACATAGGGCGGCCCAACATATTGCATCGCCCATAGCCCAAGATCCGTCCATACAAGACCCTGTTGTGGACCTTGAATGCACTGGACAACCCTAGATCCTTTGGGGATGCGGTATGACCCTGCCTGATTGATGAGGCTAGGTATCCAGTCGTTGTAATTTTCAACATCGCACCAACGGATCAAAAGAGGGTCTTGAATGCCGGTGTAAGTGCTACCCCAAGATACAATCTGCCTCTGAGGCATAGCAACAAATGCGCCCCGGTTGATAGGAGGGGCCGCCCCAATTGCAGCAGCAACTCTTGCTCCGCTGGTTGGGCTCCACTGGTAGATTGTACCATTATTAGGGCATGCAATAAGGGTTTCGCCCCAATTGTCCAATGTCCAATCTGTTGCGTTAATAGGGGTTCCTGTTGGAGAGGCAAGGGTGCCTTCGCCTTCGCCGTATCCGCCAGCACCATATGGACCAACGCCATACCCTGCGCCAGACGTTGCAGGCCCGACACCGTTGTAGACGATGTAATATGCGTTCCCACCGTTTTCGGAAACGGTTGCTACAGATGTCGCCACATTTTGAGCTGTGAACGTAAATGTGTTTGCTGTCAGGACATTTGTTACAAGATAGTTGCCGTATAATGTCAGGCCGCCCACTGCCGTTGTGATGAGGATCGTGAAAGTATCACCGGCAACATAGTTATGGTTTGCCAAGGTCACTGTTACGCTCGAAGACCCCAAGACGGTTGTAAACTGAGGCACAGCTCCAGCATTTGCAACGGATGATGTTGCTTTTACCGCAACACCAGCGGCATTATATGCGTAGATTACAAACTCATTGATGCTGGCAGGTACCTGATCATAGCACTGGTATTGCCCAAACAAGATTAGGCCACCGATGCTAATCGGTGTTTCCAGATATATGGAATCAAACTGCCCAACTGCTCCCCCTGCCAGCGTTACAACAATTTTGTTGCTGCCCGCCGTTGTGGTGAAATTAGGCGCGACATTATAAGTGGTCTGCTGAGGCGTAATATCTCGAAGAGACCCACCCAGTGCTACATTGAGTGAATTGCCGCCGCCACTGATGAACCCGCCGCTTACATATGCGGTTGAATACGCACTTGCGAACGATACAGATGTGCTTGTTGATGCCGTAACAGTCCACTGCCCATTATACCCGCTTGGGGAAATACCGCTGACCGTAATGCCGTTGCCGACCGGAAAAATAAAAGGCCCCGTATAGGTCAGGGTTACTGTCGTGCCATTGCCAGACGCGCTTATTACTTGTATCGGCGCAATTCCGTCCGCTCCAACAGCAAGATAGGAATTTGCGTTCGTGTCTTCCCATGCCCACAATGAGCGGGCAATTGACCCAATTGTTGCACCAATAAATTTGGTCCACCCACCAATTTTTTGGACCACACCACCCAATGTTCGATCCGGCATAAAACGGATCAATTGACCGCTTGAAATTGCCGCCTCATTGAGTGTTGGGGTCTTGGTCGTATCGACGCCGGGGAGGATCTTGAACGAGGCATGAGGCATGGGTTACCCCCGTGTCGGTGTTGCGACCTGAGACGGCGAGTATGCCGTCCACCCAGCCGCTTGGAACTTCTTACGCGCCTCTTCGACAACCGCGCCTTTCAACAACGCATTGTACTGACTTTCGTATGTCACTGCCATTTGCGGGTCATCATTGGCACGGCCAAAATTGCGCTGGTATGCGCTGATATAAATCATGCTTGCCATGATGAGCAGGTCAGGCAGGTAGGTGCTTACAAATGTGGTAAGGTTGGTCGCAGACATGCTTGGAGGCCGAACCGTGCCAGTAACACGCACCGTGTACGCCGCCGCAGGAGCTGGGCCCAACTCTATGTTGTCGCTTGTTTGGCCATAGGTTGCCAGATCGCCGCCATACATTGCAAAAACTTTAGGCACACCCGTGACAGACGAGTCATCGTATATATTGCGGATGTATTCTTTTGTTGCAGGCAGAAGTGCCTTGTAGGTTGTCCCAGTCGTATTGACCGATACCGTTTGCACCGTGATAAAATCACCTGTTGGAACGGGCAGGATGTTGCTGCCGATCGTGCAGGTGTAAGTGCGAGGAACCTGCGTAGAAACAAGGTCTATGTCACGGTAAATGCGGTTTTCCACATAGGTGATCATCTGTGGCAAAATCTCAAGGAATACGGCATTGGTCGGCTCTACAACCGCCATGTCCGAGATTTGTGTGATGTAACTGGAGGTCCCGGCAACGGAACCATTGTAACTTAAACCCGTGGTCATACGAACCCTCGCATGGTCACAAGATTACGCGCCAGCCTCACGCAGTCTTGTATCTATTATATGCAGTCGCCAGTTTAGCATCATATTGGTTCGTTGCATAGGCTGGGCCGTTGTAGCCCTTGGCAAATCCTGCCCAATCTTTGTTTTTCAACTCATCCAACAACCCGGCAGAGTTGATAAATGCCGCCATCTGCTTTAGTTGGTTGGCCTCCGAAACCATGGCATCTTTAACCATATCTTCTGCGCTGTTGAACCCAACCATCTTGTGGTTGTTGCCCATAATTTGACCAAGGCCCCACGAAACAGAGCGTAGCGCACAATCAAGATCAATTTCACATGCCGCTTCAATTTCTGCATAAACGGCGTCAGAACCGTGAGGATAAGGTCGAGTGCCCCATTTCGGATACGCAAGGCCGCCTGCGACTGCCAGAGCCTGTTTGTCAGGCTGATCAGCAAGAAAACGGTAGAAATAATGGCGTTCAAACAACGCTTTAGGACGTCCATAAGCATCAAACCCTCTCCCGCCTGTTTCAACCGCTAACACCGCCTGCAATGCTGCCGCTTCTACACCCAACTCACTTGCAATAGCAGGAATCTCTTCTGCCTGCATTTGCACTGCTGTGCCAACAAAATCCATCACTTCTTTTCTCCAACCGATGGGTTGCTACTTCCAAACCAGAAAGACAGCACCAACATCAATGCGCCATCAAGCGTTCCTAATACGCGAGCAATCAGTTCCCGCATACTAGCCTCAATGACATGCGTAAATAGGAAATACTGGATGATTGCCCAGCAAACGACAATAACGTAGGACATAATAGACGGCGTGAACGAGTGAGTCCCTATTGCCATATCACGGGCGGATGCTCGATCGCTTGCGGCAATCCTTACCAGATCAATGTCTAGTGACTTCATTTGGACTTTGAAGTCGGCGTCCACTTTCCTAATGGCGGCAATTTGATCCGGTGTTGCTGTCGCCAGCGCATTTCTAATGTCTTCTTCGGACCCGTTGTCATGACCCAACAGAGCCGCAGAGAGTGCCTTAACGGCCATGCCGGCCACCGGCCCACCAAGTGCCGTTGCGATTGTAGGTGCAACATTTTCAATCAACTTTCCAAAAACACCGAGATCCATTAGTGCGTTCCTTCTAGCATAATTGCCCCAACAATAAAGATAACGGACAGAATGCCCAAAACAATTATGGTCACGACACCAGCCTCTTTCATCTCTTCCATTTTGGCGGCTGCAGCGCGGTCTTCTTCCCACTTTTGCCGTTCAATTTCCTTGCGTATGTTGATTACCTCACGTTGGACCTGATCCCATGCCGCCAACCCGTAGGTTCCAACAAACAAATTTCTGGCCTTGAGCGT